GTAATGTTTGAACCAGACGGTGGTGCTTCGGTAAACACTACATTATTGGATGTAAATACATAATCAATTGTTGGAGAATAAACAACACCACCAACTGCAACAATTAATTCATTTGCGTTATATATTGATTCTGATAGTGCGTATACAACTGTTACACCATCTGCTTCAAATTGGTATCCATCAACTCGTAGTGCAGACTGACCAGATGATGGTGGTATATTTGTGAGTTGACTACCATCACCCTTAAAATAAGAAGCAGTCACCGCCTGGGTTACATTGAGTGACCCGGTGATGACTGCACTTCCACTGAAGGGGAATCCCGACCCACCAGACGCATTTAATGCGTAGGAGGCGGTGGTTGCAAATGAGGAACTTACCGCTTGACTCGCAGTTCCATAAAAATTAAATGCGGTAACCGAACCCGAAACATTAATACTGCCAGAAGATATCAGTCCCTTTCTGGCTATAAATTCATTTGCCATAATTCCCCTTTTTCACATATCCAAAGGTGCGTAGTTTCTATTGTAACAACCTTTTACTTAAACTTATAATGCGCGAACTGCGGTCTTTATATACCAATCATTTGATACTGCGGTTGCCTTTAGTCGTGCAGTTGCGGTCAAGATGTCAACCGTAAATGTGATATCAGCTGTATTTCCTAAATCGTTTGTTGATGTGTCGGTAAATTCGACATTCGTGGTACCTGCTTCCCATACTGCCATCACGGTACCTGCGCGATAGTTTGAACCCTTCTTCACGACATAATCGAAGAATGCTGCGTCATAACTACCAGTTTGTACTGTTGCAACTACTTCGGTACCGGTATCAACATCGGTGTTACTACCTGAACTATAAAGAACACCGTGGATAACTGCTCCACCATTTAGTACAAGTTGGTCTGCGGTGGTTGCACCTTGTGAGGTAATATTTTGTATTCCGAACGAATAACTTGAACCAAGGTCGAGCGGTACACTATTAAATGTGATTGCCTTCGCACTTACTTCACCACCAGTAACAGTAAAGTTTGAACCAGTGAATGATGCAACACCCTTTGCAGTAGTTGTTGCGTTACTACCACTAATGGTAATGGTTTGACCACTGACTGTTGCTGCGATACCGTTGGTACCATCAATTGTAAGTGCTTGTGTCTTGAGTGAAACAGTACCAGTACCACCTTCTGAACCAGTTAAGTTAAGATTTGTGACGATACCAGTAAGTTGACTACCATCACCACTGAATCCTACTGATGAAGTGACTGCACCGGTGACATATAATCCTGCTTCAATGTGTGTTAATCGTGATGGGAAATCAACACGAATAGAACTTGATTCAATTCTACTATCAATATGGTTTTGGTCTACTGCTACTGGAACACGATATTGGGTTAATCCAATTTCACCTCCAAGTGAACCACTATTTCTTGGTCCACCAATGATTAAAGCAGAATTATAATTTAAATCGTCAACTTCAAACAACCAACGGTCATTAAGAGCGTCATAAAGAAGTGAACCAGTACCAAATGTTGAACCCGAGTCAATAACGGACAAACCTCCAAACCGTACTAAATCATCATCGTTGACAGTAACACGACTTATACCAAGTGTAAGTTGTGATGAAGTTACATATTGAATTGAGGTTGATACTGCGGTCAACAATCCATCAACAGTCAAACTACCAGAAATGTTTACATCTTTTGCGATTCCAACACCACCTTGCACAATTAACGCACCATTAGCAAAAGTTGTACTGTTGGTAGTATTTGAAATAGTTTGAACACCAGTAAAGGTGTTTGAACCCGTAGTTGCAATCGTTGCAATACCAGTAGTGTTACGAACATCAACTTGTACAGAACTACTGACTACACCTTCTGTATTTAATTCTTTCTTGACACCATCAAGGAAATGTGCCGATGATGTATCTAATGTTACGGTTGTAGTACTACCGAGTGATACAGAACCACCACCACTTAAACCACTACCTGCGGTAACGGTAACTGCACTATTTTGTAGTACTGCGGAAGCTGTTCCTGCAACATATGTGAAATCAATACCACTGGCACCAGTAGTATCAGTAAATGTTATAACATTTCTAGAACCACTGATAAAGTGTGCCGAACCCGTGTTAAGTGCTACATCGTCAGCGTTTACGGTAATACCACTTCCTGCTCCTACTGCGAGAGCGGAACCAGCACCACCGGTTAAACCAGCACCAGCTGCATCTGCTGCGATACGAATAGTACCAGCATTTGCTTCAAGACCAGTTCCAGCGAGTGGTGTGGATAATTGACTGACGTTAATACGACCATCTGTACCACCATCGGATAAGATTAACTTGTCTGTTCCTGCGACAGTAATACCCGTTAGGTCACTTCCGAACCCATCAATATCAAATGAGAATGTGGTAGCGTTAACATTACCAGTAAATGAACCAGTGAATGAACCCGTTGCACTTGTTGCTTCAACACTATTGACATACAGTGTACGCCAATTCTTAGCGGACGTACCTAAGTCAAACGAATTATTGACATCTGGAGTAATAGAAGAACTTACTTCTGCTAAAAACTTGACTACATCAAAGTCAGCATTACCAACGGTTAAATTTCCACCTAATGTAAGGTCGCCCGCGATACTTGCGCTACCAAGTAATTGCAGGTTTGATGCGGTAACGTTATATCCAGTTGCGTTTATGTCACCTTGGACTCCTAGTGAGCCGGTGACTTTTGCACCGTTAGCAAGGACTATCAGCCCCTTACGTGCAATAAATTCATTTGCCATACATTTCTCCCAACGGGGTTATCAGTATATAAATATTAAATACTTTTTTAAGGATTCAAATTTGGAAACAATTTAAATAGACTTTGTACAGTCCAGGCTCCACTTCCGGACCCTGCACTATTGACCCGTAACCGTAATTCATTTGAAGCACTTAGGAACATAAACGATATATCTGATGTGTCTCCAATATCTGTAGTGGAAACATCGGTAAATGTAATACTTCCGGTGTTTAACCACGATGCCATAATAATACCCATTCTACATGCCCCAGGTCGTTGAGCGAGATACTCTACGGTCATTCCTGAGTAATTGGTAGTGGAAATATATGGTTGAACGTATTCTGTTGCCCCAAAGATACCTGTATTTATCGACCCTGTAAATATCATATTCACCGTTCCTGCGTCTAATCTAAATTCATTAGATTTAACAATTGCAGGTTCGATGGTGGTGTCTACTAGTAGTCCAACAACTTGAGTACTACTAGATACGAAATTGGTTGTGTCATTTAGTGCAACAATTACCGAACCACTCTTGGTATATAGTTTTCCATCAGAAATATTGACCGCAAGTTCACCATCATACATGGCACTTGCGGTTGGAACTGCTCCGTATTGACTATTGCGGTTACTTGTACACCAGAAAGTTTACTTAATAGTGTTAATCCCCCAACATTACCAGAATTTACAAGTGTTAATGGCATATCAGACTAAACTCGCACTACGGTATTGTGTTCCAGTATACACATAAATAAATGAACCACTAAAGTACATCGACCCAGTTTGTGGAGTGGTTGGTGCAACCGTGGGTAATATAAAGTGTGTTGCTTGTAGTGAACCAGTAACTTCAATTCCTTCTTTTGCTACAAACTTTTTATTTGCGGTAATTCGACCATCGGTGTAACTTGCGGATCCTTGGAATTCCAACGGAATGTATGCCGTGCCTATCGTACTACCACTATGTATGTATATACCAGGATTAATTTTACCTACCAATTGAGGTCTTGTACTTGCTAATTCATATGGTTGTGCCATCAATCCAATATATTCACTATTTGATTCATTGAACAAACCAAATCGATTTACTGATGTAGAATGCACTCCACCAGAAACATAAAATATACCAGTTCTGGAAATTCTAACTGCGCCCGCATCCCCTCCTACACCACCACTAATTTGTAATAAGTCCGTGGATGGATTAAATAATAGTGTTCCACCATTTTTAGCAATAACAGATCCACTTAAAAATGTAATAGGAAAATTGTGATTTTCGTCTGTATAAACTGTGTTTAATGGTGCGAATGCTGCGTATGATGCAGTTAATGCATAACTTGCACTAGTAATGTAACTTAATCCACCGGATGGGGTGGGTATAATTGTTCCAGAACTTCCTGTTTCGTACACACCTGCAATAATTACATCAATTCCGTCTGCAACACTTGCGGTTCCATACAATGAACCAGTAATACCGCCTTGGTTTGCGGTATCCAACATAAACAACGAGCCTGTGATTACTGCAGAACCACTGTATGGGAATCCCGCTCCGGCCCCCGCATTTATTGCGTACGATGCGGTTAATGCATACGAAGAACTATTAGCGTATACACCACCACCACTGACATATGATGCGGATGTAGCGAGTCCTGCGAAGTCTGCATAGGTATTGAACGACCCAGTACGAAGTGTGGTAATCGTAGTTGGTATTAAGTTAACATTATATTGAGAATCTTCTACAAGTCTGACCGTAATGTTTGGAACTTGTGTAATTAAATTTTCACTAGAAGCTTCTCGTATAACAACTCGTATGTTTGGTATACCAGTACTAAAATCAGTCATCTATTATCTCGTAGATGCGGGGCGGACAACAAAATATCCTTCAAGAACACGACGAGTAATAGAACCACTGGTCATTTTGATGTCGTATACATATTTTCTTTGTGTTAAATTACTTGTATCTGATGGTGTAAGTTCTACATAAAAGCTACCAGACGTTTGCGGTGTAAGCTTAGTAATAGTAAATGATGCCGCAACCTCATCTGTAGTGTAGTTTTCTCGCACTTGGCCTGTAAACGAGTAATTCGTTATATCTAGGTATCCTCCTGTGTCCGCATTTTCTACTGTAGCCAACACTTTAAAGGTTTCGCCTTGACCAATGTTAAATTCAGTAATTTCTGCCATAGTTATCCTCGAAAAAATACACCTTTATATAAGTATCACAAAGTATTGGTATATAACAAAAAACCCCACTTTTTGGGTGGGGTTTTTGATACTTACCATACTCTTAGTAATTGAGAATGCAGTAGTCTGGTTGGATGGTGAGGGAGATACTCATTGGGTCATCCTTTTCCCAACTCATTTCACCGAATTCAACTTTGGTGATTTGTGCACCCTTCAAAATCCATTCTTCAACCTTATCGCCTACTGGACCGAGAACATTGATAATGATGTCCTTCTTGTAGAATTCTGCATATCCATCACGACCGGTGACTGATTCGTGGTGAAGACGAACCCATTCCATTACTGCTTGTGCACCAGAAGGAACGATTGGGTCGTACAAGTCAAGAGTCATTTCATCCCATACAGTCTTACCCTTGATGTAGCGTTGAAGGTTGATGTGGTCTAAACGCTTCTTTTCTTGTGTAATCTTTGGACGGTCTGCCTTCTTGATAAGATAGGAAGGAATTCCATCGATGGACATAATATAGCGATTCGCAGTCTTTGGTTCGAATGCGGTGAAAAATAGTTCTTGTTCATTGACCAAATTTGCCATATGGCTCTCCAGATATAGATTGGTACTTTAATAAATAGTGGTTATTGAAAAAACTGATTAGATAGTATCGAAGGTTGCACCAGTTGGGAGAATGTTGAAGTCCAACTTGATGAATTCTGCGGTACGGGTTGGTTGGAGATAGATTGCACCTTGGAGAATATTACGGTCAATAATATCTGGGGTGTTATTTGTTTCATCCATTACCACACGGAATGCGGTCAAACCAGAACGTTGTTGGATACCTGCGAGGTATGGGTTGACAATGTTCAAGAAACGAGTACGGGTTGCTTCAGTATTTTGTTCGAACACAAGATAACGTGCTGAACTTGCGATATACTTCTTCACCGTGATGAGAAGACGACGAACGTTTACACGGTCAAGTGCCGATGCTCTACGTTGTAAGGTCTTTTGTCCCCACACACAAATACCTTGTCCTGGGAATTGTGCGATTGGGTTAACCTTTGATTCGTACAATTCATCACGTTGTGCTTGAGTGAGTCTGGTCTTTACACCTGCTGGTGCGAACCATTCTGCCCCAACACTATCACTATATGCGTAGACTTCTGGAAGTACTACCGATGGTGGTGCCCAGAGGAACTTACCAGTGATATCGTCAAGAACACGAACCCAAGGATAGTAACCTGCTGCATAGTTCGTATCAAGAAGTTCTGCGTATGAAGTTACTGAACTAATAGTTGCGTCAAGAACATCAAGGTCTGCGATGTAGAAACAATCACCACGTTGTTCACAGATATCAATTGCTGATTGTGCGATATAACTGTGTTGTGAGTAGATTACACCAGGAATGACCAAGAGATTGAAATCTACACTATCTGCATTACTGAGTTGATTTAATGCTCTCTTGTATTCAACAGAACCCGATGCTGCTGCACCGTTAAGGTTGAATCCTTGAGTGTTTGTTGCGGTGATATCTCCACCTAATGCAATTTGACGATTTGGCTTGAATCCGTCGAATCCACCTTGAACTGGAACAGAGAATCGACGATAGGTAACGTGGTCACGATTGGTAAGAGAAATTGCACTTCCGTTTACTTCTGTTGCCGGAAGGTTTTCAATGTTGAATTCTCCACCAACAGTATTTGAACCAACGATTGGTCCAAGGTATGATTCTGCGGTAAGATAACTACCAGAAGAATATACCCCATCAAAGTTAAATCCATAGTAACTAGTACTTGGACCAGTTGCGTCTACGTTATATCCTGGAACACTAGCACTTACCCAACGACTGTTAACATATGCGGTGAGTGGAGCTTCACCTGCACTTGATGATACGGTTGAGTTTAATGCTGCGAATCCATATGGTACTGCGGTTTCTGGAATTACGTCTTGGCTCATTTCTACACGGATATACTTTGAAAGGTTTGGATAATCACCTTCGTAAGTAGTTAATCCAGTAGATGAGTTATATGTTGGAACAGCATTTCCAATTACACGTGCGATGTAATTTGGACTGGTTGGGTCAAGATTTAAGTTGTTGAAACTTTCAAGTACATTTGTTGAACTATCAGTATCATTGAAGTCACGAACTAAGAGTGAGAATGTACCATAGTTACTGTCTGGATTGGTACTTGGTGAAATACCAGTGACAGAAATTTTGATTTCTTTGTTTGCACCAGTACCGTCACTTAATGTGTGTACCTTGAACAAATTGTACTTTGCTGAACTGATGGTTTGTGAACGAATCCATGGAGTCGTTGCATTATCATATTGTGTTGCAAGATTGAGACTACTAGTGACCACTCTGAAGTGAGATACTTGATTATTGAATGATCCAACTTGATTGATTGCGTCTGGGAATACTGCATACACATATGCTGGAATTGTGCCACTCTTACCTTGTGCATCGGTACCAAAGACTTCATTGATAAATGATGCATTGGCTGTGTTTGTACTGATAGCACTTGCTGAGTAATGAATGGTAGCAGAACTACTGACCACCAAACTGAAGCTTGAAGTGGTGCCTCCAACTGCTACATTTGTTAATGAACTTCCAGATATTGTTGGATGAAGAACTGCGAATACCTTGTCTCCAGTAGAACCGGATACAAACACAGTTGCTACAGTAGTTGTGTACCCTCCTAATCCAAGAACACGAACAATTGTTGCACTACCTGCTTCTTGAAGGTAGTTCTTAACGGTATATCCCATATACGAAGTACCATCAGGTTCACCGAAGGCGGTGACAAACCCATCTAATCCTACAACTGGGGTAGCTACGAATGCTGGTCCTTTGGTCGTTGGACCAACAAACGCCGCACCTATTTCTGCAACGCCTTGTGCGAGGAATGTTTGGTCGCGTTCTTGTGTAAAGACACCAGGCGACACGATTCTTTCTGCCATACGGTATTCTCCAAACTAAATTTGTTATTTCTCTGGTGTGAATTCGCCGGTTTCAAAGTTGATTTGTCCAGCGCCATACTTCTCAGATAACCGTTTAAGTAATACTTGTTCTTCTTCTAGTAACCCCTTGAATACCTTAGTTTGTTCGCTAAGTTTTTCATTTAGTTCTACGATATCTGACTGGAGTAATTGAATTTGTAAACTTAATTGTCCAGAGTCAGAGACTACCGTTGCTAATTTATTTCGTAAAATACTAATTTCTTCTAAATCTTCTTTCGTAATTTCAGACATAATAACCTCTTTAGAATATAATACAACTCGTATTATAAATATCTGTTTTTTTACCTAAACATCAATTATTCACTTTCTATTTCAGTAAAAACAACCGTTTTTTTGATAGAAAATCTTCTATTGGAAGTGAGACTTCTATTGTTTTGTTTATCTAGTGCGGTTTCAGGTAAAAGGTATGCATATACGGTCATATCAAATTGAGTCCGTACCACACGGTCCTCTGTAATTGGTAATTCTGTCATAGGTTCAAATGACTTCACAGAAGTACGGAATTTATAGTTGTTTTGGTCACCCCAGTATTGGTCTGTTTCGAATGAAATGTTTTCTACTACCGCATTCATTTGTTCCATATATTCTGTCCAAATCATACAACGGTACGTTATTTCGTAATAATCTGGAAGAGTAGTGGTCAAATATTCACGACTTGGGGTAATACCGTTTTTGACCGCAAATTGGTCATAAGGAGTCCTTCTATTCCACCCAGTTTCAAAGGTTCGTTCTAAATACTTGTTAACGGGAGAATTAATAATAGATTTCTTCATCCCCGTTCGACGAATCATAATCATCGGTAATTGAATCTTACCAATAGAATCTCTCATAATCCCGTCACGTTGTGCTGACTTCCAACGTTCGGGATTTCCGTAAATGACAGGTACTTTCACCGACACGTTATTTTGTGTTACCAGTGGTTTAATACGGTCATTCATATATCCAAGAATAGCATTATCAATTGTAAATAATGTTACCGCAATAGGAGGTATACCATCAGATGGAATATCCTTCGAACGGTCTTGGACTGGTTTTTCTTGTTGTAAGTCCAATCGTTTTATTGGCGTATCGCTCATACTTGTACCTCTTCAATATCAATACTTGTACGGCGTGTTAAGTGTGCCATACAAATGATTGCGGTATTAAACCCTGGCTTACCTGCGATAAGTTGTGTTTCGGTAATGTTATGAATTTCATAAAAATGATTATTGTATCCAATCACATCACCGATTTCTGGGTATGTATTTACATCTTGTAACATACGACGAGCGAATCTAAATTCTGTTTGTTGGTCTTGGTTAACCCCAAATCCTTCTTCTCGTACTGACGTATTTTTATCGTATTTAATAATTGCGTTTACTTTTACTGGAGTGTATCTTGGCTTAGTGGCACTTTCACCATAGATATTTACTTTAGCGGATTCTACTATAATCTTATAAAGAATGACCGCAACATCCATCGTTTCATCAATCAGTTCCCGAGTGATGTGTTGGATAAATTCAAAATCACGTTGTGTGACAAAGCGTGCCATGTATTAACCTATGTAGATGAGAGTAGGAATATTCTTGAACATTTCTTGCATATTCTTAGAATTTTCCATTTGTTTTTTCATTTGTGCTTGCATTCCAGTTTCTTCGAGAGTTTCACGAAGTTCTTTGATTAATGCTTCCTTTTCTGCGATTGCTTCACGACGAAGGATTTCACCATCTAAGCGAATTTGTCCGTCTGGATATGGAATGTTTTCAAACTTTGAACGAATGATACCCAATAATTCTTTTGCCAATGCAAGAGTGTATTTGAATATCCAAGTACGAGACATATCATTTGTTTTAGTATATGATATATGAGTGTACGGAACATTAGATAAATCACTTCCTACATCTGACCCAGATTGGAATGTGTTTGCTTGCTTATCATCCACAACCATATAATCAAAGAAGATTGCTTTATCTTGTGTAAAGATTGGTTGGAACTTGATAATGTTATTAGAAACTTCAAATCCATATTGACTCTTACGAATCATATCATTGATTTCAATTGCTTGAATACGTAGTAAATCTTCGTAGGCAGGCATCATCACGAATGTGACTGGTGGTGAATATCCATCAAATCCAAATTCTGCCATCAAGTTTGTTAACCCAAGACCTGTGGTTGCGAATGGGTCATAGTAACGTGCGATTGCTGGTGGCATGTAATGATAGATACGACGAATTTCTATTTTCTTTCCACTTTCACTAACGTCTGCCCACAATGTCTTTAAGTCATATGATTGAGTATATGCGGATGCAGAAATATATCCTCTTTTCACCGTTACGTCACCACCAGATTGTGCTTCTACACCATAATCCGTTGCTAACTTGACTACTTGTGGAATTGCTGACCCAACGATATTACGTTGTGTTGCAGACGTTGTGGTTGATAATCCTTGTAAAGTCATCATATGTTCACGTGCATTAAATTGATTGACTTGATTACCGTATGTAGATATAGCCTCTTCAAAACACGCATATATCTGTTTATCCAATAATTCAACCGCTACGACAGGATATCCCAACTTTCTTGCGACGAACTCTGCGGCACGTGGGGCATCAATTTGAAATTGTGTGTCGGCATCAAAGAATCCAAATGGTGTGATACCAACTGGATTACTAGGACTACCATCGTAGAAAATTGGTTCTTGTGTTTCCATAATTCTCTCTAATTAGGGACTTAGAATAAATAGTTTTATTAAATCATTAAGTGGTATTTTTGTAATAGAAATAAAAAGGGTGACCTTTCGGCCACCCAATTTATTCCCACCGTTACTACGACGATTAGACTAAGTTTAATGCGTCGATGTACACCTTTCCGAAGAATTCTGGGCGTACAACCTTCTTTGCGTAACGGGTCATCACACCACGGCGTGGGGTGAAGTTGTTTGGATCATAGACCAATGGGGTCATGATGAGTGGGATGTAAGGTGCGTATACTGCACCAGTTTCGAGGAAGTTACTTCCACGGAAACCCATCAATAATACGTTTTCCTTCATGTATGGGTTCTTGTAGATGGTGTAACGGTTTTGGAATGAACCAACCTTGGTTACGCCACCTGCGAATTCCATCTTGTCACCATCGGTGTTTGCCATGAAGCCTGGGATGGTTTCAAGGATTGTTGCAACGGTTGGTGAACATACTGCGAAGTTTGCACCACCACGCATGGTGAGTTGGTGAATCTTGTTTGATACCTTTTGCATCTTTTGACCGAGTGTTTGGAACCAGGTCATATTGGTCCATGCAGTACCAGTGTATGATGATGCTGCTGATGGTACAGCTGCGATTAACATATCAAGGATTTCGAGGTCGATTTCGGTTGAGATGTAATCACTTAACATTGCTGTTAATTCAGCTTCTGCATCAACACTGTGGTAAGCGTTCAAGTCTTGAGCAAGTTCTGGTGACCATACTGCCTTCAACTTACGAGTCTTAGCAACGATGGTTTCTGAACGGAGTTCAAGGTCGATTTGTGGGATTCCGATATCACTATCACTGGTTGCTTCGAAGTCACCACGGGTACTGTCGGTTGGTTGCTTACTGTATGCAACTGAGTTGATTGTATCGTTTGCATCTACAATTGCATTTACGATGAATACTACGTTTGCACCAACAATCTTAGTGAATTCTGGAAGAACTTGTGCTGCGAAGTCAATTCCTGAACCTGATGGGATGAATGAGCGAACTGCGAGCTTATCTAAGTTGGTGAATGAACTGGTTGCGATTGAATACTTTGAAAGACTACCAGTTGCTACATAGTCTGCGTTGAAGTTTACATCTGAGAATGATGCAGATGCTGGAGCGGTGGTTAAACCAGTTAAGGTTGCATCGTTTACTGAGTAAGCGAATGCACCTGCGCCGTATAATCCACCTTGGTCTGAGTTACCAAAACCACCGAATGGTGTACTTAATGATTGACCATAGAGTGATTGACCAGAGGTCTTACCGTTTACAGTTGTGCCGTACTTGAAGTCCATGTAGAACACAAGTCCTGAAGGAAGGTTCATTGGTTGGACTGATACGAAGTTCTTACTTGCGATACTTCCGAAGACCTTACGGACTAATGGAAGTGCTACACCTGCCCATTGTTCACCTGCGGTGCCTGCGAGGTTGGTGTATGAGTTTTCTGAAAGAAGTTGTGAAGCTTGGTTTTCAAGCATTACTGCCATACCTTGCTTTTCTGCTCCCTTCATGCCTTCGAGAAGGCCTGACTTTTCCCACTTGCCAGCTAATTGGCGGGCTTGTTCAACGATTACCTTGTGTGCTGAACCGGCTTCGTTGATAAGATTGTTTACGTCTGACATGCTTATCTCCTATGAGGTTATGAAATGATTCCTGCGAGTTGTTGTAGACGCTTAGCAACAGAGTTTTCTGCGATAACTTCTGGTGCTTCGGTCTTTGGAGCGGTAGAAGGAGTTGCCTTACTTGCGAATCCTTCTGCGACAACCTTCACTGGTGACTTGGTTGCCTTTACTACCTTTGCTGCTGAAGTTAATGTTTCGACCAAAACTGTGTAAACCATCTTGATTTCACGAACAGTTGTTGCACGGTCAAAGTTTTCTACAACCATGACCTTTTGTTCATTGGTCAAGCCTTCCTTACGGAAGATTTTATTGGTGTACAACAATTTTGCATTGAGAAGATTGACTTCGTGTAGCTTGCCTCGTAGGAGCTTTACAGCCTGACGATATTCTGCAAGTTCTTTTTCTAGCGAAGCCATTTTTTCAGATGATGCCTTATGCTTTTCATCTTCGGCTTCTAATTCTGCTAGAATTGCTTCTAAATCAAGTTCTTCTTCACCTTCTTCGTGACCCTTCATTTCTTCTTCACCTTCCATCTTTGGTTCTGATGGTTCAGTGACAAACTTATTGACATCGGCTGCCATTTCTGCGCCTTCTGTACCAATATCTGAAGACTTAGCTGGAATTTCTGGCTTTTCTACACCAGCTTCTGGATCTTCTGCTGGATATGCTTCATCTGCCTTTTCTTCTTCCTTTTCGTCTTCCATTTCTTCTTCGTGTTCCATACCTTCCTTCATTTCTTCCTTTTCTTCCTTTTCTTCTTCTTCGTGAGCGACTTCTTGGAGGTCTGCTTCTAATTCCTTAATTACTTCGTCGAGGTCAAAGTCTGCATCTGACCAGTCATCATACCAATCAGTATCACTTTCGCCTGCGTCTTCGCCACTCATGTCATCTTCTGCTGAATCGAATGCTTCTGGTGATGGTTCCTTGTTATCACCTGCACCAATTTGTGATGATGCTGCTAAGTCACCACCTTCTGGTTCTGCTTCGTGTGCGTCCATTTCAGTAGCTGCTTCTGTTTCGACGTGCTTCTTTTCCATTTCTGGTGCCTTTGGAGCTTCCTTTTCTACTTCTGGTGCTTCCTTCTTTTCTACGTCCTTTTCTTCTTCGTCATGTTCCATACCTTCTGCTTCTGCACGAAGGCGGCGGGATAACATTGACTTGATTTGGGGTGTGAACGTTTCTTCTAATGAAAGCTTTGCGTTTTCAATTGCAGTTTGACGAACTGCTTCTGCGTCTGCGATTGCTTCCTTTAGGAGTTTG